TCATTCGTTTTTTATGCGGCTTGCCGGAAAATATCTGTATAAGGTAGATACGCCAATACCAAAAATAATAGCTAGTTGCTGCCGAGGATGGCCTTTCTCTAATAGCCGACTAATCTGTTCCTGTTCATGTTTGTTGATCGCCCGAGGGCGCCCTCCCAGTCGTCCTTGCGCTCTGGCGGCAGCCAGTCCGGCAAGGGTTCGCTCGACGATTAATTCTCGCTCCATCTCGGCCAGTGCTGACATTACATGAAAAAAGAATCGCCCCATCGCGCTACTGGTATCAATACTATCGGTTAAAGAATGGAAGTGAGCTCCACGTTCATGTAATTCTGATATTAACGCCACCAGATTTTTCACGCTACGGCCCAGTCTGTCTAATTTCCAGACGACAAGAGTATCGCCTTTATTTACATACTTTAACGCCCGTTTCAGGCCGGGGCGGTTTGCAATCTTGCCACTGATACGGTCTTCAAAAATGCGGTCACAATTTGCACTAGTAAGCGCATTACGCTGTAAATCGATATTTTGGTCAATTGTTGACACCCGAATATACCCAATAGTAGCCATGATTTTCTCCTTTACATCAGATAAGGAAGAATTTTAGTCGCTTTTCTCATGGAGGATTGCTTTATCAAAAACCTTCCAAAAGGAAAATTTTATGGCACAAGTAATCAACACTAACAGTCTGTCGCTGCTGACCCAGAATAACCTGAACAAATCCCAGTCCGCACTGGGCACCGCTATCGAGCGTCTGTCTTCTGGTCTGCGTATCAACAGCGCGAAAGACGATGCGGCAGGTCAGGCGATTGCTAACCGTTTTACCGCGAACATCAAAGGTCTGACTCAGGCTTCCCGTAACGCTAACGACGGTATCTCCATTGCGCAGACCACTGAAGGCGCGCTGAACGAAATCAACAACAACCTGCAGCGTGTGCGTGAACTGGCGGTTCAGTCTGCTAACAGCACTAACTCCCAGTCTGACCTCGACTCTATCCAGGCTGAAATTACCCAGCGTCTGAACGAAATCGACCGTGTATCCGGCCAGACTCAGTTCAACGGCGTGAAAGTCCTGGCGCAGGACAACACCCTGACCATCCAGGTTGGTGCCAACGACGGTGAAACTATCGATATCGATCTGAAGCAGATCAACTCTCAGACCCTGGGTCTGGACTCACTGAACGTGCAGAAAGCGTATGATGTGAAAGATACAGCAGTAACAACGAAAGCTTATGCCAATAATGGTACTACACTGGATGTATCGGGTCTTGATGATGCAGCTATTAAAGCGGCTACGGGTGGTACGAATGGTACGGCTTCTGTAACCGGTGGTGCGGTTAAATTTGACGCAGATAATAACAAGTACTTTGTTACTATTGGTGGCTTTACTGGTGCTGATGCCGCCAAAAATGGCGATTATGAAGTTAACGTTGCTACTGACGGTACAGTAACCCTTGCGGCTGGCGCAACTAAAACCACAATGCCTGCTGGTGCGACAACTAAAACAGAAGTACAGGAGTTAAAAGATACACCGGCAGTTGTTTCAGCAGATGCTAAAAATGCCTTAATTGCTGGCGGCGTTGACGCTACCGATGCTAATGGCGCTGAGTTGGTCAAAATGTCTTATACCGATAAAAATGGTAAGACAATTGAAGGCGGTTATGCGCTTAAAGCTGGCGATAAGTATTACGCCGCAGATTACGATGAAGCGACAGGAGCAATTAAAGCTAAAACCACAAGTTATACTGCTGCTGACGGCACTACCAAAACAGCGGCTAACCAACTGGGTGGCGTAGACGGTAAAACCGAAGTCGTTACTATCGACGGTAAAACCTACAATGCCAGCAAAGCCGCTGGTCATGATTTCAAAGCACAACCAGAGCTGGCGGAAGCAGCCGCTAAAACCACCGAAAACCCGCTGCAGAAAATTGATGCCGCGCTGGCGCAGGTGGATGCGCTGCGCTCTGATCTGGGTGCGGTACAAAACCGTTTCAACTCTGCTATCACCAACCTGGGCAATACCGTAAACAACCTGTCTGAAGCGCGTAGCCGTATCGAAGATTCCGACTACGCGACCGAAGTTTCCAACATGTCTCGCGCGCAGATTCTGCAGCAGGCCGGTACTTCCGTTCTGGCGCAGGCTAACCAGGTCCCGCAGAACGTGCTGTCTCTGTTACGTTAATTTATTTCGTTTTATTCAGCCCCGTGAATTCGGGGCTTTTTCATTTAGCATAGATGAATATATATTTATGGAATGTATGGCTGTAAATGATATTTCCTACGGGCGAGAGGCTGAAATATGGCCGCGGGATTATTCTATGCTTGCTCGTCGAGTTCAATTTCTACGTTTTAATGATATCCCTGTTCGATTGGTGAGTAATAATGCCCGGATAATCATAGGCTACATTGCGAAGTTTAATCCGAGGGAAAATTTTATTCTGGCTTCGGATAAACCTAAAGGAAATAAGCGCATTGAAGTTAAATTAGAGTCTCTGGCAATTCTTGAAGAATTATCAGGTAATGACGCTTTTAATCTTTCGCTGATGCCGACTGACGAATTTAATCTTCAGCAATATACTCCATCGAGAAGAGATTATTTCTCGATTTGCAATAAGTGCTATAAACAGGGAGTCGGTATCAAAATCTATATGAAGTATGGACAGGTTTTGACTGGCAAAACGACAGGCGTAAATGCGTGTCAGGTTGGTGTGAGGACATCCAATGGCAATCATATGCAAGTTATGTTTGACTGGGTGAGCAGGATCACGTCTTCGGACTACGCTGAATAACGCCTACGGTAATAAAAAATTCCGTGAGAAAATATTGCTCCTGGAGGAACAGAGACCATTCGACAGCGCATAGATAGTTTCGCCGCTGCTCGTGCCACTACGGCCAGGACGCTTAAAGCAGCTGACAGAAAAGAATTGATCATTAAAGCTTCGCAAAGAAGGTCTGCTGAATCTTCGCAAATCTATGGATACCGTAGCCCAACATCCTGGCGTCTCACGGGCAACTGCTTATCTTTATGCTCGACAGTCTGACTGCGAGCTTTGCCCCAGCCAGGCAGGACTCTCAGTGAGTGTTCTATTTTCTTTGACTCTCGTATTCCAATTCTTTCAGGAGTTATTGGTGAGACTTTTGGCGTTTTGCCCTGTCACCCATCGCGCAGCCGCTTTACCCACCGCGTCATTTGACTCCAGTGTCCGTAAGGTTCTCTGCAATCCTCACCAGGCGGCAATGGACGTAAAAAAGCCCGCAGAGCTTGTGCTATACGGGCTTAGTAGACTTTACTGAACTTCAGTACATCAATATTTGGTGGGCTGGCGGAGTCTGAAAATGTTTCTCAATATTTTGATTTTATTGAATATTTATCAATTCAACTTTCATTGGTATACCTAAGCGTATACCAATGGCGATTTGCTGTAGTGTTTACTTTGGTTTTGCAAACCTGTTTTTTTGAATGGAACGCATCAAAAAAAAGTTTTTTTGCATTTAACTGTTCACACTGTTCACCTCTGGTTTTTTATCAATAATTTCATGGTGATACAGGGTGGATATACGGTGAAGGGTGAACAGTGGATTGTTCACCCTGCGGCAATGACCAGAAAGTAAAAGACCGGCTGATGCCGGTCTGAGTGAGGTTATGTTGCTGTGGGGTCGTCGCACTTCGGCAGCCAGTCGCCGTAGCTTTCCTCTTTCAGCGACAGATTGGTTTGTATCCCCTGCTTTGTGTGCCGCTTCTCATAATTCAGGCCGTACTCTTTCAGCATCATGGGCAGCCCCAGCCCGAACATTTTCAGGCTGAGCACGTTCCTGTACCCGTTAGCCTCCATATAGGCCAGATATGCGTGATAGAGGTATTTACGGTAATTACGCGGGACGATGCTGGCATTACCCATAAACATTCCGCTGGTCTGCGGGAGCATTTCCAGATAGCCGCAAAAATCAAATGTCGGGTCAGCATCGCGCTTAATGCTGAGCGCCTCGTCGGAATTCTGCTGCGACTGGAGCAGTGCGCGGGCGGTCATCGGGTCGCTGAACTTCTGCATAAGCTGGCGCACAATGACGGCCAGCTCGCGCGCAATTTTATCCCTGAGCTGCGGGTCGCGTTCCTCCGGCGCAATTTGCTCCGGGAAATGGATAATCACCCGGCGACGGGAGACGCCGCCGCTGCGGTCGGTGAAGCGCATCGGGTTATTGTTCACGGCCAGAATCACCGCCGGAATATGCGTTGAGTACGGGTTCTGATATTTCGGGTCAACCGAGACCGCATCGCCGCCGGTGATGGCCTTAAGCCCTGCACCGTCACCGCTCCATTTTTCCTGGTCAGGCAGACGGATTAGCGAGAAGCCAATCAGGGAGGCACGCTTGCGCGGGTCTTCCAGTGTGTCGATATCGGCTGACGTGGCGTTATCTTCCCCGGCGAGCAGGGTCGCGATTTCAGCCAGAATACTTTTGCCGCTCCCGCCGGGACCGGTGACTTCGAGAAAGAGCTGCCAGTCGTAACGGTTCGCCAGCACCATAAACAGCGCAGCCAGAATCACGTCGCGTTTTTGTGGATTTTTACCGGCTGCACGGTCGAGCCAGCGCCAGAAGTTCGGCGCGTGCGTCTCCAGCGTTTCCCCTTCCACCGGCGGGGTAAAATCCACATCACACAGAGTGCGCAGCCAGTGCGATTTATGGTGCGGGCTGAATACGCCGCTTTGGGTATCGAGTACCCCGTTGCGAAAGCCAATCAGACGACGTGCCGGTGTATCCTGCTGCGGAATAATCAGTTTCAGGGTCTCCACCACCGAGGCAATTTTCCCGGACGAGAACGGGGCGCGCAGACGCTGGAATAAGTCAGCCACATTCCGTGAAAAAGTGGCGGCAGGGATATTTTTCCAGATGCCGTTTTCATAGCGGGACAGGAGCTGGCCGTTCGCATCCACCGCCAGTGCTTCGCCGTAATGCTCATGCACCCGCAAGGCCTTGTCGCTGGCGCTCATGGCGGTAAATTCCGCCTCGCTCATGGTGTCGAACGGGCTTTGCGCCGGTGGCCGGATAGCGTTATAAATCGCTTTCCGCGTGGCTTCCTCGCCGTACTGTATAAACGCATCATTCCAGTCACCGAACACCGGCGGCAGGGCAACAACGCCCTCACAGGCGTCTGCGGCCGCAGCGGCTTTACTCTGGCCGTCGCCGTTAAGGTCACGGTCGGCAGCGAGCACAATCTGACAGGCCGGATATTTCTGACGGGCAAGGCTCGCCAGAGAAAGGAGGTTCACGGAGGACAGCGCCACCATGACGGTTTCCCCGGTCAGGTGATGCACGGTGAGCGCGGTCGCATAACCCTCCGCAATCCACAGGCGTTTTCCGGGCTGTTTCTGCCCCTCAATGATATGACATGCCCCTTTGACCTGACCGCCTTTCAGGGTGCGTTTGAGACCATCAGCATTAATAAGCTGAACGTTAACCAGCGCCCCGGTATCGTCATACAGCGGGACAACCACATCACCGGCGCGGAACGTCACGCCGCCGGTTTTATGTATGGCTGTGAGCATCAGACATTCCAGAGCGGGGAAACCTTTTCGGGTAAGATAGGCGTTGCCGGTGGCCGGTTGGGTTTTCTCCATGAGCCTGACGGCCAGTGCGGCCGCCGCTTTGTGGTCGGTCTCCGTTCCGGCTTTTGCGGCCGCAATCATTTCCGGGGCAACCGGTGGCAGGTTGCCGGTCACGGCATTCACCTTTTGGGCGGCCTCTGATGCGGTTACGCAGAACACTTTCTCAACCAGCTTAAGCCCGTCACCTGCGCCACACTGATTGCAGAACCACGTCCCGCGCCCCTCTTTATCGTCAAAGCGAAAACGGTCAGAGCCACCGCACACCGGGCAGGACTGATGGCGGTTTTTAATCACCTTCACCCCCAGCGCCGGGAGAATACGCGGCCAGTGACCGCAGGCCTGTTTTACGGTTTCCGTTACGTTCATTTTCATTGTTATTTTCTCCCTCAGTGCAGTACAGGCGGTGTGATGTGACGGGCGCAAAGTTCATCCATCACCGCGAGCCCGAGAAAGGACAGTGACGGCGCGGCTTTCAGTGGTCCGGCTTCCATTAAATCTTCCAGCAGTGCACAGGCAATCTGACGGCCTTTTTCCTCGCCGTGCTGGCGCAGGTAGAAGCCCTCCAGCTCGGCGGCAATGGCGCTTTCCAGCGCGTCGAGGGTGAGGTGCGGGTAGCGGTGCTGGCGTTCGCACAGGGTCAGCCATGCACAGGCCACGGCACGACGATACAGCGCGGCGCGTAATACGGGCGGTAATGGCTTTTTCATACGTTACCCTCCCCGGTCAGCCACTGCTGATTGCAGCGTTCGACCACGCCGTCGAGCTGGGCGGTCATGAGGTAAATCACGGAGGTGAGCTGTAACTGCTGCGTCGGGTCACGGCGAACGGTGGCGCAGTCCTGCACCTGCATCAGCTCATTGACGAGCTGGCCGACGTTGCGCATATGCTCCAGACATTCGAGGTCACGGGCGGTAATGGTGGTGTGTCTCATGCGCGCACCTCCGCAACCGGCAGGCGGCCAGCAAACGAGAGGACGTAATCGCGAACGAGGGAAAGGCGTGCGGCGTGCTCATCACCGGCAACGGTGCGAAGCATACAAATACGGGGTTTACGGTCTGCGCGACGAACGGCGGCAAACACAAAGACAAACTGCGGGTGTGACGGGGTGAGGGTCGTAGCCATAAGGGCAACCTCCGTTAGATAGCAGGTTATGCTACCACCGGAGTTTCCACGCTCAGTGGTGGTAGCCCAGACGGGGGTGGAAATACCGGCTCTAACGGATACCGGCCCGACCGAAGTCGGCCCCGCCTGAGCCACCATTACTCGATAGCTGCAAAGGTCATGAAACCATTGCGCAAGTAACAGGTGCACGAGGGCATAGACACAAAAAAAGACGCATGGCGCGTCAGGTGTCGCCGTTAGATTACTCGGGTTTCCACGCCCGGCTGTCGATTTTGCGACAGCGGGAAAACTATACCTGGAAACGGCGAAAAGAAGCAAGCCAGAAAAAGGGGCTGTTTGCCGAACGGTCATCATCATGCGTCATAGCCCCGGTTACGTTCGGCAATGCGATCCGCCATCCATGCAGTGATTTCAGACTGCGCCCACGCCACGTTTTTGCCGCCGAGGGAGATTTGTTTCGGGAAGGCTTCCCGGCTGATGAGGTCGTAAATGGTCGAGCGGGACAGGCCACACAGATGCATCACTTCGGGCAGACGGATAAAGCGTTCCTGAACGGCATCAGAGACCGGCATCAGCGGCGCGGCAGGGGCAGAAGACGGGGAAGAAAAAGCGGTGTGCATCGGGCTACCTCACAAAGTCCATACAGTGCCGGTCGTGTCCGTCCGGCTTCGGGTAGCTCTCTATTTTGTGAATATTTTTACGCAGGGCAACAAGTCATTTTGCAGTGAAATCTCACACAACAAACCGTTAACAGGTGAATGGCAAACAGTGGCAATCTCTGACAATCGTTGGCAATCCTTGATAATTCTTTGGCAAAGCGATGATTACTTTTATTTATATATATATGTCTTTTTAATCGCTAAAAAGTCTAAGCAACTGACTGGCTGAAAAAACAGGAGGGTGAACAGTGGTGAACAGACGGTGAACAGTCAGACCTTCAACTGTTCACCCTTTAACTTACTGTATTACTTATATTTTTATTTAAGGTGAACAGTGGTGAATAGTTATAAGTAAAAAAACAAACGGTGAGTAAGGTTTTCCTGCGACCTTTCTCTGGCCAGCCTGATTTTAAGGTCTGTTTGTGCCAGCACTCTGACAACGGCAATGAATCGTGTTGTTGTGCAGGAGGCGTCAGAATCATTTCAGGTTGAACACACGGAGAGCCTGAACATGAAACCCGAACTCATTATCAAAGCCATGCAGACCGTTATCAGTAAACAGGATGAAGGCGCGGAACAACGTATTGCCGGTGCGCTGGCCGCACTTAACGAGGCAAAAGACGCACACACGGCCAGCATGGGAAAACTCAGCGACATTGAGGCTTCCATTCAGCGTTGTGAGCAGGAACGACAGACAGCCCTCAGTGAAAGCGCACAGGCCGAACAGGACTGGCGCAGCCGCTTTCGAACTCTGCGCGGCAACCTCACTCCTGAACTGAAAGCTGAACACAGTAAACGTATCGCCAGCCGCGAACTGGCTGATGAGTTCACCGGTCTGATTACCGAGCTGGAGAAAGACAAAGGCCTCGCCATGCTCGACGCATGCTCCTCCGGTACGGCTTATATCAGCGCCCATGAAAAAGCGTTCACCACTTACGCCAACAGCGAGTGGAAGAAGACGTTAGCCGGTATCAGCCCCGCACTGTTACGTGCCTTTCTGTTGCGTATACGGTCGCTGGAAATGAGCGGAGAAACCTCGCCGCGTGCGACTGTGACCCGTGAGCTGGGTGATGCCCTGAATATGCAGTCAGCCCTGTATCATTTTGATATGGAGCAGGAGCCGGTCCTGTCCGTAACGGGTATGAATCGCCCGGTCATAACCGGGGTTGATATGGCGCTGTTAAGAAGCCCGGCCAGACGGATGAAGCTTGCCGCTGAACTGGCCGAAAAATCCCACGAACAGGCAGAGGGCTGAATCATGTTTCACTGCCCGTTCTGTAAAAAGACCGCGCACGTCCGTACCAGCCGGTATCTGTCGGAAAACGTCAAACAGCGTTATCACCAGTGTACCAATATCGAATGTTCGGCCACTTTCCGCACCATCGAGTCGGTTGACGGTGTGATACGTGCCGCACCGGAGAAAACCGACCCTGCCCCGGTGACGCCGCCGCCGCGTAAAGTACAGGGCTGCTACAGCTCGCCGTTCCGGCATTAATCAGGAGAGAGACTCGTGACCACTGTGACCATACAGCAGGCCTTTGAGGCCTGTCAGACGAACAAAAACACCTGGCTGAAACGTAAAGCCGAACTGGCAGACCTTGAACGGGAATACCGTGAACAGCTCCTTGCTGGTGACGAACAAATTCCGCGCAGAATGCAGGATTTACGCGACAATATCGATGTGAAAAAATGGGAGATTAATCAGGCCGCCGGTCGCTATATCCGCTCACATGAGGAGGTGCAGCACATCAGCATCCGCAATCGGCTCCATGACTTTATGCAGCAGTACGGCGCGGAGCTGGCCGCCACGCTGGCACCTGAGCTGATGGGATATCACGAACAGCTTCCCGCAGTAAAACAGAGCGCCATGCAGCACTCGGTTGATTATCTGCGTGAAGCCCTGTCGGTGTGGCTGGCCGCCGGTGAAAAAATTAATTATTCCGCGCAGGACAGCGATATTTTAACGGCAATCGGATTCAGGCCTGATGCGGCTTCGCGGGATGATAATCGCCAGAAATTCACCCCGGCACAGAACCTGATTTACACCCGCCGACGTGCAGAACTGGCCGCACGGTAGAACGCGAAAAAATCCGCTATTTTTTCCGAAAAAAGCCATGCATCCATAAGGTGCATGGTTTTGCATGCAAATCCCCGTATTTTTTATCCCTCGCAACGCCAGTACCGGCGCGGCCTGAGTCGGTTCATGCACCTGCATTAAAAGTGACCTCTTAAGCGGGCAGGCGTGGCGGGGAGAGCATTGCGCGCTGTTCTTGAATGTTGCTTTTTTAATTTTTACGAATCTGGTAGTGGAACCAATGAGCATCATCCGTGGGGGAAATGTTATTCCCATTTTGAATGATGAGTTGTATTTTTATTTCCTTTGGCTATTAGATGGCGTGCGTTAAGACATAGTTTTTCCTAAGCCTTTCATGTATATATGATTCTTTCACGTAATAAGGGAACAAAGATAAAAATGGCAAGGGCAAAAAAATTAACTTACGGGGCTGTGAATATAACCATGCACCCCCACTCGCCAGAAAAGTATGTCGAGTTATTCAGGATGGCAAGAAAAAATGCGAGCAATGTTAATTTAAGAGGAGACTCATTCGCAACTTTATCATATTTTTACCCTTATAAGAAAGGTCAGGTAATTAGTGAACCTTTTGAGGGGGAAATTCTAAAGTATACAGATATTGACGTTAATGGCGACTGGTTCGATATCGTAAAGAAAGATATAGCTTCAGATGAAGAAAAGGAAAGAATAAATATACCTGATAATTTAAAACCAAATGTAGCTAGATTCTCTTTTGTTTTTCTACCCGCAAGTCATCTTTTAGTTTACGAAATGCAGGACAAGAGCAGGCATCTTACATCAAGACAAATAGAAAGCTTTCTGAATGGGATATTTTCTCATGAGAGAATTATAGAGAAATTTGGAAAGGTTAATGTTACAATATTGACTGAGCCAGATAGTGTAGAACGTATGCTTTCTTTAAAAGGTATTACGTGTATAAATATGGTCACTCGACGTCCTAATCCGGATGATCTCGCTTCTGCAGAAAATGTTATGCAAAAGCGCTTCAAGCGTATTGGGGTTATTGAAGAGGATAAAACATATAAGTCTGAGCGAGGTCAGGAAATTAAACCTGATGGTGAGTTAAAACAGGATGCTCTTATTGCTTCGAGAAATGGTGAAGTTAGTATACGCAGGATTAATGAGGCGGGATTAGTAGAGGTTCATGCCTCAAGTGACATACCACTTCAAAGGGTTGAACCATATGATTCTGACGTAACATCGGTTTCTGAGCTATTGTTATTAAGGGCAAAATCATTAGCAGATGAATTTAAGAGGCTTCTGAGAAAGTAATGAGTGAAGAAAAAGAATCAACCAGTGCATTGGCTAGATACTGGAAAATCTATGGTGGCGCTGGGGCTGTGTTTAAAAGTCGCTATTTTTGGTGTGCTTTTTTAATGACAGTGATTCTTTATCCATCTTGGTCTCATCAGGGGTGGTGGAATGATATCCTGTCATTGATGCCAAACCTTCTGGGCTTTTCATTAGGTGGTTTTGCTATGTGGATAGCTATTGGTGATGAGGCCTTTAAAAAAATAATAACTGGTGATGAAAAAAGTGAAAGTGGAGAAGTAGAATATTCTCCTTATATGTCAGTCAATGCAACTTTTGTCCATTTTATATTGTTGCAATTACTAACTATTATTACGGCCTTGGTTACCAAGGCCTATAGTAGTATTCTCATAAATAATGCTTTTATGTATTATTATTTAGGTGTTTTCTATAAGTATGCGTTATTAACATTTAGTTTTTTTGCTTACTTTATATTTATTTACTCAGTGTTCTCTGCATTAGCAGCTGTTCTTGCTATATTCCGTGTTTCTAGTTGGTATAATACCTTTATGACTTTTCAAAATAAACAGAATGCTGATAATTCGAAAGATAATGCAGGAAAATAAAAGCTCATAAGAATGAGCTTTTATTTTTTTTCAGTTTTTATTATAAACTTTTTCACCCCACCATTCCATCATGCCTATTCTTTGCTTTAAATAGATAGAGCGGTTATATGCTCTTCTTACCTCATTTTTATCTGTATGAGCTAATGCCGCTTCTATCACATCTGAATTAAAGCCCGCTTCATTCAATGTAGTACTTGCAATAGATCGTAAACCGTGTGCAACTAATTTTCCTCCATATCCTATACGCTTCAAAGCTGCATTAGCTGTTTGGCTATTCATGGATTGTTTTGGATCATTCCTACTGGGAAAAACATGTTCACGGTGAGCGCTGATTGGTTTCATCACTTCGAGAATCTCTAATGCCTGAGTTGAGAGAGGAACTATGTGCTCACGTTTCGCCTTCATCCGTTCGGCTGGAATTGTCCAAAGCTTTGCATCGAGATCGATTTCTGCCCAACGAGCACCGGAGGCCTCAGAAGGGCGCACAAGCGTCAGGAGTTGCCATTCAATTAAACAGCGAGTCGAAACAGAGAGATTTGACATCACCAAAGAACGCATGAGTTTTGGTAACTCTTCTGGCCGAAGCGTCGGCATGTTTTGTTTTTTGGGCTTCTCAAAGGCCATCCCAACACCTGATGCTGGATTAGCATCAATCAGGCCAGTGTTTACGGCATAAATCATTATCTCGTTAATGCGCTGCACCAGTCGACGTACAGTCTCAAGCGCCCCACGAGCTTTGATTGGCTCAAGAGCTTCAACCAGTGTCCGGGCTTTGATTTGCTGAACGGGGATCTCACCGATAGAAGGGAATACATCTTTCTCCAGTGAGCGCCAAATGTCTTTTGCGTAATCAGGGGTAACGCTTTTGCTTTTGAGCTGGAACCAGTTAGCGGCGACCGTTGAAAAAATACTGTCCAGTGCTATTTGCTGCTGTTCCTCTGCAACTTCAGTTTGAATTTGCGGGTCGATTCCGTTGGCTAATAAGGCAAGGTAATCCGCTCTTAATCCTCGGGCATCAGCAAGCGATAGGGCGGGGAAGGCACCGAGCCCCATCATTGTCCGCTGCTTTGTTACCGGACGTTGATAGCGAAAGCGCCAGAGCTTTTTGCCACTAGTTTTCACTATCAGGAAAAGCCCGTCGCCATCGTGCAGCGTTAGATCCTTCTCTAACGCCTTAGCGCGCAGAACTTCGGTGTTGGTAAGGGGGCGTGTTGTCCGTGCCAC